AGTTCAGCAAAGCGCATCAGGTGTTGCTGATACAGTTTCGTCATCTGGCTCTTACTACACTCCCGGCATCAATGTATCGTTTAACATAGCTTCACGACACGGCTCTACGTTTATCAATGGGGCTGTAGATGGTACTGCACTGACGGAAGATACAACACCGACAGCACTGCCAGACCTGTCCGCTACGAACTTGTCTTTGGGCTATGACTTCATGGGTACGATTGATGAGTTCCGCATGTGGGGCGGTATGGACATAGGCGACACTACGATTGCCTCGGCAACATCATGAGACATTTACTGATTATAAATATGTTATTAACAGGTTGTGTGACTGCTACGCCTTTTGAATTAGGTGAAGAAACAGAACCACCTTTTGGTTGTGTAGAGGCAAGACAACGTGGGATCGACTGTTGACATACTTAAAGAGGTATTGGCAGAAGCCCATAAAGGGCATAAGTATGTCGAAGATATCCATAACTATGGAAAAAACGAACACTGGCAGCCAGATTTAAAAGGTGATTGTGAAGACTTTGCTCTCTGGTGTAAGTACGAGCTAGAAAAGAAAGGAATAGATGCTGATCTAGTATTAGCTCAAACTGAAACAGGTGGTTATCATTTAGTTTGTAGTGTAGATGGATGGGTGTTAGATAATAGATATCGTTATCTGGTATCAAAAGATGAGCTACGATATAAGTGGTTAAAGATTGGTAGAAATGGCGTGTGGTATAAGTTAAATGCTGACGAAAATTAAATCTCTATTGGTTCTATTTAAGCGTGGTCAGGTAGTTGCAGATCCAAAGAAGTGGAAGACCAGGCAGATAACTTCTACTGTTTTAATTGCGTTTATTTGGGCTGCTTTTGACGTTTTAAAAGCCTTTGGGTATGACATAGCAATAGATGATGAGACTGTTAATAATATTGCTTTGGGGCTTATTTCTGTTACCAATCTCATGCTCACAGTTACCACCACAGATAAGATCGGAGTGTAGTTTAATACCTGGTTATAAACAGAGAGATCCTCATAAGTTAAGACCTTATGGCTTTGAGGGATATTTATTAACGCTGGAGTGTAAGATATGAAATGGATACAAGTAGCTAAGGCTGTTCTTATGTTATTGCCAGTTTTGATCTCAGCAATTAAATCTATTGAAGAGGCAATACCAGGAGAGGGTAAGGGTGAGCAGAAACTAGCTCAAATTAGAGGTATTTTAGAAGTAGCGCACTCTGGTATGAGTAAGAGTATTGTTAGCTTTGAAGACATTTGGCCTACGCTAGAAGTTGCTATTTCAAGTCTTGTATCTACGTTTAATGCTATTGGTTGGAATCAGGATTAGTAAGGAGTCATCATGCCATTAAATCCAGTTGGAGTGCTAGATTCCCCACTGTATGACGCTGCAGGAAACTACATAGGCGGTAGTCGTGCAATAGAACAAGGCGCTCAATACTTGGGTGAAGCTACTGCTGGTGGATTGTCAGGGACTATTGGCGGTGGTTTTTTTCAGTTTAATCCAATATTAGCTGTTTTTTCTTATTTAGCTAGAAAGTGGGACATTTTTGGGTTAAATCCTGACGCACCTAAATTTGATGATTTAACTCCTAAACAACAAGCCTCTGTGATGCAGCAGGGCTATGAAGATATGATGAGGGAGACAGGCAAGACTGAGACAGGGCAAGATACTGAAGGTGTTATGTCATTAAGCCCTGAGATGATGATTGATTACTATAACAAAGTAAAAGAAACAGTTGGATCTGCTGGTGTAAACACAATGACTGAATTAGTTGCAGATCTTAAAAACAGCGACTTTGATAACGAATTACTGTCTCCACAACAAGATTTAATTGATATGGAATTAGATTCTCAGTCTGAGAATTTTTATGATGCTGTTTCTCAAGCAGAGCAGACTCCTGTTCCTATTACGCAAGCTCAAGTAGATGAGATTGCACAACGTATTTATGTTAATGGCGAAAATGCTGGTGATGTATTGGGAGAGTTTGGTATTTTTGTTGATAGTGCTACTTTTGATCCTGCTACAGCTATGGATGCTGGTGGAGCTATTTTGGATCGTGTCACTATTGTTGATTCTGGTGTTTCTGGAGGTGGTGGCGCTGGAGGTGGCGGTTCTGCACAAGATACAGCACAACAACCTACACAAACCACTACAGAAGCAGTAGGTACACAAGCTGAGACAGCTCCTTTAGACGTAATAGGTGATTCTGAAGTAGCTGCAGCAGGAGATATAGGCGGGGCTGTTCAAAGCACTGCTCAAACTGGTGATTGGGTTTATCAAGAATCAGATGGAATGTTTCATCAAGTAGGTGGGGTTGAAACATTTATCCCTGTGCCTGGTACATATACTGAAGGTCAGATTGTTAGTTCAAATGATGCTGGTACAGTTTTTGGAGAATGGGGAGCTACTACTACAGATGTTGCTGGCGCAGGAACTGGAGTAGCTACTTCAGGAAGTAATGAAGGTATTTGGGAATACAATGGCGATGGTGTATTTACCAACACGACTACTGGAGAAGTTCGCGAAGGAGATGTTAACGAATTTCCTGATGTAGTTTTTGTTCCAGGCAAAGGATACAGCATTGATGAGAATAATGTTGTTACTGAACATGATATGCCTCCAGATGGTGGAAATGGAACTGGAACTGGCACTGGCACTGGAACTGGAACTGGCACTGGCACTGGAACTGGAACTGGCACTGGCACTGGAACTGGAACTAATACTGGAACTGGCACTGGAACTGGAACTAATACTGAAACTAATACTGGAACTAATACTGGAACTAATACTGGAACTGGAACTGGTACTGGAACTGGTACTGGAACTGGTACTGGAACTGGAACTGGAACTGGAATGGTATTAGCAATGGCAAGTATGGCTCCACAAACATCTCAGATATTTAAAACTGAGTTAAGAGATCCAAGGCAAATTGAATTAGACAATATTAATTCTGGATTGTTTCAATCTATTTTATATTCTGGTTTAAGAAGATGACATATCTAAACTTGATAAATAATGTATTAAGAAGGCTAAGGGAAACTACCGTTGCTACAGCTAATGCAACATCTTATTCTTCATTAATTGGTGATTTGATTAATGACGCTAAAAAGACAATAGAAAATTCTTTTGACTGGACTGCGTTAAGAGATTCCATATCTATTAATACTTCTAATGGTGTAAGTGAGTATTCCTTAACCAACAGTGGGGATATGGCTGTTATTAAAGATGTAATGAATGTTACTTCTCAGAAGTTTATGAATCAGAGAAGTAAGTCTTATTTTAACAATGTTTATTATAACAATACTGTTGTCTCTGGATCTCCAGAAGTATTTACTTTTATTGGCACAGATTCTAATTCAGATTTAAAGATTAAAGTATTTCCTCAACCAGATGCTGTTTATAGTCTAAGGTTTGATGTTGTAGTACCGCAGGCAGATTTATCTTCTGATTCAGATGTTTTATCAATTCCCTATAATCCTGTAATACAACTAGCTTACGCAATGGCTTTAAGGGAGAAGGGAGAAGCTGGCGGTCAAACAGCAATGGAACAGTTTGCAATAGCTTCTACTGTTTTGTCAGATGCTATTGCTTTTGATGCAAATCGTTATCCAACAGAGATGACTTTTGTGGTGAGATAATGGCTCAGCAACTTCAACAAGTAACAATAGCAGCTCCAGGCTTTGCTGGGATTAACACTCAGGATGCTCCTATTACTCAAGATCCTAGCTTTGCATCTGTTGCAGATAACTGTGTTATTGATAAGCAAGGAAGGGTATCGTCAAGAAGTGGTTATGATCTTTTAACTACTAATGGTGGTGCTGTATTAGGGTCTTCGCCTGGTATTGAGGCTGTTCATCAGTTTAGAGATGGGTCTGGCAATACTAAGATATTCTCTGCTGGAAACAGTAAGATATTCTCAGGCACTACTACATTGGTTGATGAGACTCCTGGGTCTTATACAATTTCAGATGATAACTGGAAGATAATTAGTTTTAACGATAAAGCTTATTTCTTTCAAAGAGGACATGAGCCTTTAGTTTACTCTAACTCCTCTGGCGCTGTTGAAAAGATGTCTTTAGTGTCAGGCGCATCAGGTACACCCCCTCAAGCACATGAGGTTATGGGTGCTTTTGGTAGATTGTGGGTTGCTGACATTACAAATGATAAGTCTACTATTTACTGGTCTGACCTTCTTAATGGAGTTGTTTGGAATTCAGGGTCTTCAGGATCTATAGATATATCTAAAGTCTGGCCTAATGGATATGACGAGATTGTTTCTTTACAGGCTCATAATAATTTTTTAGTTATCTTTGGAAGAGACTCGATTGTTGTTTATGCTGGCGCTGATTCTCCATCGACAATGGTTTTATCAGATACTATTTCAAACATTGGGTGTTTAGAAAGAGATGCTGTGGCATCGACTGGTAAAGATTTAGTCTTTTTGGACAGGTCTGGTGTTAGGAGTTTATCCAGAACAATACAAGAGAAATCATCTCCAATAGGTGATATATCAAGAAATGTAAATAATGATGTTAAATCTAAAGCTAGTTTAGAGACTGGCAATATTAAAATGCACTTTTCTTCAAAAGATGCGTTTGTTTTACTTGTATTTCCTTCTCTTTCTACTACATATTGTTTTGATACCAGGTTTCCTCTTCAGGATGGTTCGTATAGAACAACTACATGGAGTTCTATAAAGCCTCTTTCTTTTGCCAGCTTAATTAATGACGATTTGTATATTGGTTTTGCTGATGGTATTGGGTATTACAGTGGATATGCAGATGATGCTTCAGGATATGAAGTTAGTTACTTCAGTCATCCCTTGTCTTTTGGTGATAGCTCTAAATTAAAGTTTGTAAAGAAAATAATATTAACTTTGTTTGATGGAGCAAATACTACTATTGCTTTGAACTGGGCTTATGATTATGCGGTTGACTATACTAAACAGGCATTTACTTTAGAAGGCAATTCTTCTGCTCAATATAATATTTCTGAATACAATACAACTGCAGAATACTCAACATCAGGTAGTTTAATTACCAGGCAATCTGTAAATGCTAGTGGTTCTGGTTCTGTTGTTTCTGTTGGTTTAGAAGCAACTATTAGTGGAAACTCTATAGCGTTACAAGAAATAAATATTCATGCTCTTATTGGAAGGATGGTCTAATGTCAAATTACACTAAAACAACAAACTTTGCTGCTAAAGATTCGTTGGTTAGTGGTAACCCAGCAAAAATTGTAAAGGGTGCAGAAATAGATACTGAGTTTACAAATATTGCTACCGCTATAGCTACTAAACTAGATTCTTCTACTTCTAGCTTTGTAAATCTTACTGTAACTGGGACTTTTACAGCCACAGTTGATGGGGGTACTTACTAATGGGATGGCTAACAGATGCTCTTACGAGCATAAATAATTATCTTGGAGGAAATTTAGGGACAAATAATAGCCCAATATTTGGAAGTTCTTTGGGAAATCTTCTTTCTGCTGCTGGAAGTGCAATTCAAACTCAAAGATCTATTTCAGATATAGAAGATGCTCAAAGAGCTGCTCTTCAGGGCTTGGTAGGCGCTCCAAGCACAGGTGCTGCTTTTCCTCAAGGTATTCTTTCGTCTGCATTAGGACAGATGCAGTTCCAACCTTATACAGTTACTACTGCTACTGGAGGAACAGTTACTCCTGGTGATGGTACTTTGCAGTATTCTTTGGGTGCTGGAGAGCAGGCTATTACTTCTGGTTTGCTTTCAGATATAGAAAGAATGAGACAGGCTTTATCGCCTGAACAGCAAGCAGCTTTAGAGGCTCAGAGAATAGCTCAGCTAACAGCTTCTCCAGAACAGTTAGCAGCCAGAGAGCAGTCTATCTTTGATAGATTGGAAGCTGCTCAGCAAGGCTCAAGGGAAAGGCAAAGATTAGCTTTAGAAGAAAGACTGTTAGGCCAAGGTAGGTTGGGAGTGAGAACATCTCAATATGGTGGAACTCCAGAGCAACTTGCTTTAGAAAAAGCTATACAAGAACAGCAAGCAGGATCTGCTGTATCAGCTATGGAGCAAGCAAGGGCAGAACAGGCATTACAATCACAACAAACACTGGCTGGATTACAACAAGCCTTTGGTCAGCAACAGGCAATGGCAGGGAATATTCCTGCTTTGTTAGGAGCTGCCTATTTGCCACAACAAGGACTGTTGGCATCTCTTGCTCCAGCTACTGATATGTCAAGAATTCAAGCTGCTCTTCAAGGTGGTGCTGGTGAACTTACTGCTGGACTTGGTGAATCTGCTCTTGAAGCTCAACTTAATTTTGAGGCATTGTCTAATGCTCTTAGACAAACACAGCTTTCAGGGCTGTTTAATCTTCTTGCGACTGGCGTTGCCAGGCCTTGATAACTTAAAAGATTACTGGATAAGCAAATGAACATAGATATTCAATCCCTGTTTAGAGATATTCTGGAAACTCCAGAGCAAAGACAACAAAGAGAGTTGGCTGAGACTACTTTGAGGTCTAGGGAGATGACTCGGAATATAACAAGTCGTTATGCTGCTCCCTTTGCAGGAATGGTTCCAGGCTTTTTAAGTAATGTTAATAGAGCTACAACTGGTCTTGGTTCTGCTCTTGGATTAGATATGAGGTCTACTTCTGAGAAGGCCCAGGAGGCTTTGTCTGGTTTGGATTTAACAGATCCTCAGTCTGTTCAGAATACAGTTCAGATGCTTAGAAATGTTGGGCTTGGTTCTCAGGCTGCTCAGATTCTCGGCATGAGTACACAAGCTATTCAAGAACAAGAACAAGCAGAAAGAAAAGCAACTATAGATCAATTAGCTATAGATGCTGCAGAACAACAAATTGCAGAGTCAACGCAAAGGCAACAAACCTCTCTTGATAATCAGCTTCTTGCTCAACAAAGAAGATTTCAAGAATCTACGAATTTTGAATATCAACAGTCGATGAATGAAATAAATCTTGAAGAGGCTAGAATTAATTTAGAAAGACTAAAAGCTGGTGAATCAGCAGATGAAATATTTGGAGGTCAAAAGATACTTCCTAATGGAGTTATCTATTATGCTTCTAAGGATGGAAACCCAATAGTAAAAGATATAAATGGAAATGTTCTTATTGGGGAAGAAGCTCAAAATGCTTTAAATGAAGGGTTTGCTTTAGAAACGCAACATCAAAGAGATATTTATCAAGCAAGAAGGATAGGAACTAGATCTGCACAAATTGCTGCAGATTCATTTGAAAACATTGGAAACACTAGGAAAATGATTGTTGCTTTAAGAGACGCAGCAAGTCTTGTTGAACAAGGTGCAGCAACATCACAATTAGAAGAATTTTTAACTCCACTAAATCAGGCTACAAATTTCTTAAAAACAGTCACTGGACAGCTTACTTTAAACCAACTTAGTCAAGTTACTATGGGGGCTTTAAGTGAAAAAGAACTTGAGCTTCTTCAAGCGACTGCTGCTCCAAGTGGATTTAATAAAACAGAAATTATTAATTGGTACAGAGATAAAGCTAATGCTACAGAAAAAGCCCTTTCTGTTTTAGAGCAACAAGCTGTTTACTTTAGTCAGCCTGGAGCAAGTCCTGGAGAGTGGATTGAAATGCAGCGTCAATTAAGAGACAGCGAAGTTGAAAATGATCAAGCGTCAGATGAGGAAGATCCTGAACACCAAAGGGCATTAAGTAGAGTATTAGGAAGAGAAATTCGTAGAGGCAGATAAAATGGCAGAGAAATTATTAGAAGTAATCAGGGAAATACCTGAAAGATACGCCAGACAGCTTTCTACAGATGATCTAAATGCCATAGCAGATGGTAGAGATGAAGATGTATCAATGTCTGGCCTTCAAATCCTTATTAAAGGAAAAGAAGATTTAGGCATTGGCGAATTTCTTGATATTGGTGGCGCTATTGCAGGAGCAACGGCAGGAGCTGCTATTGGCTCTGCTGTGCCAGTTGTTGGTACTGTAATAGGAGGGGTTCTTGGTGGAGCTGTTGGTACTTTTGCTGGAGAAGTTGCTGAAGACGTAATAGCTGATAGAGAAGTTCAGTTAGGATTTCAGAAAGGTGGTGCAGCTAGAGAGGCTTCTATTGGCGCTGTGTTTGATACATTATTTTTAGGAGCAGGAAAGGGCATAAGAGCATATCGTGCTTACAGGTCTGCAAACAAAAGTTTATCTGAAATGGGTCAAGAGTTTAGACCTGTTTTAGACATTATAGATTCTGCCCCAGATAGCCCAGTAGCGTTAGCGCAGGCTCAAGACTTTTTACAAAAGTCTGGCGGCCCCTCATTGTCTCCTATAGCTACCGAATCTGCTTCAATGGTTGCTCAGATTGGTAGAGAGCTTGGAGAAATGGGTATTTTTTCTTCAAAGTATTATGATGCAGATATAAAAAAGCAAAAAGATATAGTTTTAGATGCTTTTACTTCTTTTTCAAGTCAAGGGCTTGCAAAAACGCAAACAGAGCTTGGGAAAGAGTTTATTGGATTAAAGTCTGCTGCTGATAAAGCAATGCACACTGTTTATGGAAGTCAGCTTGATACGCTTAGTAGTTTGCCGTCAGCAAGAAACTGGGTAAGTTTAGAGCCAATCGTTAATACTTTACGAGACTTTTCTAAAAAATACGAATCTACTGGCGTTATTCCTTTTGAGGGCAAGGTTATTACATCTAGCTTAGATGAAGGAGCTTCATCTTTAATTAATGATCTTATTTCAGAGTTATCTGGATCTGTCCCTGGAAGGTTTGCTAAATTTAGGCTTGAAGACGTATTAAAATTAGAAAAACGTGTAAATGACGAAATATCTAAAATGGTTCCTGGTGGAGCTTATGGTAATGGTGTTGCAAGAAGTCAGTTAAGAGGGCTTCACGATGATATAAGAAAAACAACTATAGGTATGATGAGAAGATTAGACCCTTCAATGGCAAAGATTTATCAAAGAATGCAGAAAGAATATTCTGATGGTTTAGATTTTCTTGACGAAAAAGGAATTGAAAACTTAGTAAAAAATGGGTTTAACAAAGATATTTATCAAAATATAGGAAGAGATCTTCTTGGAAAGAATCCAGAAAAAGCAAAAAAACTTCTAAATTTAGCAGAAAGAAGTATTGTTATGAAGGCAAAGACTAGACCGAAGATGGATGTTAGCTCAGAGATTAATAAGTTTAGAGAAACTATTAGAGCCTCATACTTAAAAGAAAAAAATATGATAGAAGCAATAGATGTTGGTAGAGCAAATCCAATAGAAAATATTTTTTCTCAAGCCTCTGGAGCAATGTCACTTTTAAAAAATTCTGAAAGCTCAAAAATTATTTTTGGCGAAAGATGGCCTGAGTTTAAAAAGCTATTAAATCATGTTGTGGCAATGTCTCAAACAAGAAAAAGAGAAACTTTTTCTCTTGCTCTAAGGTCTGCTGAGGTTGGAGCTGGCCTTGCTATTCCCGCTGCTTTTGGCGCTGCTGGAGCAGGGCTTTTGGGCGCTGCTGGCGCAGGGCTTTTTGGTGCTGCAACAATTTTGACTGCGCCAATTCTTTTATATAAGTTATCATCAAAGCCATCTCTTGTTAATAAATATATTGCTTTAGATAACCAGCTTCAAAAAGCATCAAGAACAACGTCATCTAGGCAAATGCCAGAGATCATAGTATCTAATGCTTCTAAATTGTTAAAAGAACTTTCGGAAGAAGATCTGTTAGATATAAGGCAGGCTGTTTCTGATCCTAATTACAATTTTGGAAGATGAAATTAAGCACTGGCTGACTCAATAAGTAGGTCAATGTAGTGTTTTGCCTTTCTCAAGTCTTCGATTCCTCCCTTAGACTTCCAACGAGAAATGTATTTCACTACATTGGCCTCACAATAATTTAAGTTGTTACCCAGGATATACTCAATAGGCTGGATCTTCATATCCTTATAGTGATTACCACCAATCTGTTCTTCCTTAGCAGCCATTAGTGTAATTCCTTATCCTGTAGTTCATAAAAATATTCAGCCAGCACTTCATTCTCTTCTATAAAGTTCCCATATCTATAAAGCATATAACAAAGAGTGCCAATCATTCTTCTAGTATCTTCATCCATAGCATGGACATTATCCTCTATCCACTTCTCAGCTTCTTCTTCTGATACTGTGTCCATTTGATATCCTGCAAAATATATTTGCATTATAGCTGCGCCTCCATCTCTTTGTTCTCTTTCTTTAACTCTTTGATCTGTTCTTTTAGGTCTTCTCTATAAAATTTGACTGGCCTATTACAGTTAATAAGAAGCTGCTCACAGAAATCATCTCCATACATCTCTCTCATGTATTTAGAGTAATTCTCTCTAACAAGAGTTCTATGTTTCATCCCATACTGATTACAGCCAGCGCATTGAGGATGAATATTCTCTTCTAAAGTTTTGGTAGCTTTCTTCCCTCTTTCTATCCAGTGGCCTCCCTGCATATTCTTCCAGTGATACCACTTATTACAAGTAACACACTCTATAAATCCACCCTTATTGGCAGATAGAGCAGCCTTTAATCTGACCCTCTTTTGGAGAAGGACTGCAACTTCATCGACTAATGCGTTTAAGCTTTTAATCTTCATAATTACTCGATAACAATGTCAGGTTCTGTTTCTGGTCTTGGGAGTTCATAGATTAAAGTAGAATGTCTCCCTCCTTCCTTTTTAAACACTATCATCTGCATTGCCTGGTTAGATCCATAACCAGAAGATGAATGCCAGCCATCAGGGGGAGGTAGAGCAGCAAACTTCTGGACTATACACCCATCTATTTCTTTAACATCTTGATGATGGTAATGACCTACAGCCCACATTCTTGATTTACTTCTCCCCCAGGCTTTAGGCATATCTCTTGCCATACATGAAACCAATCTTTCAGGGCGAATCTTGTCTCCATGATTTATGCCTATTAACCAATCTCCCCAGGCTAAGTAATGAAAATCACCATTAGTATCTAAGACTGTAACCCTTGGTTCATCCCTATAGTAAGCCTTTACTATCTCTTGAACACACACAGCTATATCAGGATTATGATTCCCCTTTGCTATTACGACAACTACTTTGGGAAACTTCTCTAACATTCTGGATACTGCATGGTTCATTGCTTGACCAGCCTTCCTAAGAACCCTGGAGAATCTCGTATCCGTATCTACAGGGGTTCCTTTAAAAGTCTTATTATGAGATGAGTTGCTGTGCATATAGTCACCAACGTCAACCAGGAGGCCAATAGAACTATTAGGAGATCTATCAACAAGGTCATCAATAGCGTCCCTCATAAGCTCTGTAGCAATGTCTGAATCATAGTCTGAGTGTTTAGTCTCATCAGCAGTAGCGTACATACCAAAATGTGAATCTCCTATAAAGATCCCGCTCATCAGGTTCTCTTCATAAGCTTTGATTGTGTTCCTTTCTGGCTTCTTTGGCGGAACGCTATCTGTTAGTACCTCTATGAAATCTTTAAGGGCCTGTTCGTAGGCTTCTTTCTCTTTATCTACCTTTACCCATTTTAGCTTCTCTTCTCCAGTTTCAGAGTCTATTAATGTAGAAGTTCCTCTTACATAATATCCTGAAGGTACAAGGTGGGAGTTGTCTCCTCCTTTTGTCCAGCCTTTCTCTGCTGCTCTTTTTTCAACAGAGCTTCTGGCTGTGGAGAATGGGCTTAACGGATGGTTTAATGCTTTGGCAGCTTTCCTCTTGCTCCCTTCATCAATCCATGCTTGAAGTAATTTTCTCTGTAACTGAGTAGGCTCTCCAAGCTCAAGTATTTTTGGATCTGGGGGATCACTCTTGTGCATATCTGTCTCCTAGATATCATTTGTTTCCTCCAATTAAACCTTGGGTAGTGGACATATGACGGGGAACAGTAAGTTCACAGAGATTTCTTTTCGTTCTCCATGAGTCTCCTTAAACTTATTACAATATGTCCTGGATGGGTTGTACTCATCCTTCTGGTAGTAGGGACATTCTCTACAGTTCTCAACGTATAAGATGTCAGATATCTTTCTCACTTCCATAAATCCAAACCTCGCCACTATTAACATCTGGCCCCTGTATTTTTGTGATTGCGTCATGCCACATCTGAAAAGCCTTATTATTAGCGCAAACTATTCTATATTCAGGCATAGATATCGTACAGGTATACATTGCTTTAGTTGTAAATACGGTATTTCGACACTTATCAGAACAATAGGATAGATTATTCTTTTGGTCACTCTTAACCCACTTTGGAGGCTCAAATAAAATCTCACAGTTTTGACACTTAATACTGTTTGTAGGACTGTTCTTCTTATTGTAGTACCAGAACTTACACCTGCAGGAATTAGAGCAGAAGCTTTTTATTTGCTTTGCTTTAAACTTCTCCTTACAGTATTTACAGACTGATGTAATCATTCAACTCTTGTGCAATGGTAATAACTTCTTATCTGATAATACTCATCATACAAACCAGGGAAACCATTATACTCCCTGCATTCTCTTTGGATCTTGGCATGAGCAAAAGTATAACCAATCATAAAAGCTACACTTGTAATAACTAAAATAATTACCCAAGCTAGATTATCAATCATTTTGCTTCTTCGATAGTTCAACATATTCTCCTTTGGCTTCTAATATTAAGCCAGCTCTTGAGCAGAACTCCTGCATCCAATCTAAGAAGAATGTCATCTCGCCAACAGTCCATTTAGCTGAAGAGGTAACTTCTGCTTTATGTTCCTGGTTTTCGGGGTTGACTATAAACCTGATTAAGAACTTCTGTTTTGTCTCTTTATAACATTGAAGCTTTAACCATCTATTCATTCCTTCATAATGAGCTTCATCGACTTCCTTTAATTTGAAGTTATCTTTCGTAGCTTCACGTATCCAGATAGCCTTTAAAGCTTTTTGAGGAAGGGAAGAGAGAGTAGCCTCTTCTACTCTCATCCCCTTGTTAGACCATGCTATATTGACAAAGCCAGTCTTATTGACCAACTCCTTGACAGTATTGAATATCCTTTTCAGATCATCAAGATTTAACGCTGTATCAACATTTGGCATATCTTGTCCCTGGTTGTCATTTGATCTGCAATCCTAAAGAAGGTGGAGAACAACATATCATTCTGCTGTAAAGTTCTGCAGTAATTCCCACTGTCCATATTTAGTGCTTTTGACACTTCAGCCTTGGTCATTCCGCTTTCTTTATGCAAACGCTTTAACATCTCCCCACAGTTCATCTGTTCCTCCTAGAATGGGATATCCATACTAAAGTCATCAGACTCCTGCTTCTTAGCCTCAACAGAATCCCCCAAAGAAAGAGACATGAATGCGTTTCCACTCTTGGACTTTTTGATCCAAGCTGCGAAGTACCTGTCAGTACCATCTACATTAAGTTTTCCAGTGTAGTCTGGATGCTTCTCGCTGTCCTTTCTGTCGTTCTTAAACAAGGCTCCACGGTTTGTATTATCATAATCGCTCATTACTTCCTCCTGTACTTTTCGTACTTTACGTTTACTGAATTAACTACTTCTTCGACTAACTCTTTTAACAAAGAGATATATTTCTCATCTCTCTCTACTCTGACTAACATAGAGATCATGTCAGGATGCCATGCGTAGAAATCACACCACTCCCTGCCTGTCACCCATAATTGACCCTGAACTTGTGGTTTGTAATTGCCAGGTAACCCAAGGTTATCCAGGTAATCAATCATCGTATGCCCTAGTGGGCATTTGATCTCAAGCAAACCATCCTCTACAAGCCCATCAGGGGACGCTCCTGCGTCAATATCATCAAGTAGGCATAGGCCTATCATGTCAACATTACGTCCAGTCTCGTGCATGTAAGAGAGTCTGGCATGGGGTTCCAACTCAGTCCCTCTTTCAATAGCATCAGAGGTAAACTTGAAAGCTGGTTCCAAAGTAAGCTTCTCACTCACCAGTTGATTTACATACCCCTCAAGTTGAGTAGACCTTTTACCACTAGCCGTTAAGATCTTTGAGAAATTGCTTGCTGTTGGAATCCCAAGTCTGGCATTCAGCCATTCCTCGGTTCCTTGGTCAAATTCAATTACCCTCATTGGTTACCCCTTTTCGATACTTAAAGTGCTGTTATAGTCGTTTTCTTTGCTAACCAATACCTTACCCCTAGTTATGGGTCTGTAGGGAAATAATGGGCATTTAGGGCTTGTACAGGCTGTTACTTGCTGCTTCCATGTTCCTAGTTGGTATGGATCGTAGATACATTCCTTGCACATATTATAAATAGCTTTACCTCTGGTCATCGAATCATCCCCCTCTCAGCGTCATCATCGACAGCCTGAAGCCCACACATGGCTTGCAAGGCATACCTTCTGGCATACGTGATGGTAGAACCAGAGGCTTGCGGATCAGGCTTCATCAATGGCATGACAAATTCCTCTTCGATCCATTCACCTGATTCGTGCATTATCCTGGTGGATACCCCCACTGACTTATCACCAGAGACCGGATGTTGAGAGAAAGCCAAGCCGTTTTTATTGAGAGCTTCCTTAATAGCCTCTATGACTGAATTTATGTCAGCGTATTTCGACTTGAAGAAAGGATTGCTTGATGATTTAGCAACTGTTTCCATGTCTATTTGAGCCTTAATGAAGGCTGGATTAAATTCTTTCAACGACTCTGACGATTTCATAGCTCCTCCTGCGTTAGCACTCGATGTGTGATTGATTCAGCCTCGTGATATCCGTTGGAATAATCAGAGTTGACCTGCCTTATATAGTCTGAAGATTGATCCAAAAGATAGGCTGCGTGGTCTTGGAAAGCAGTGGAGATGTGTGACTTCAAAGCCTTCATGTCAACAAAGGTTGGGTCTTCCCAAAACTTCACGACAAGTTGCTCAAACTCAGAACCGTCACCTGACATGTATAAAGCGTTATAAATGAAGTCTTCATCTTGATTTAAAAGATAGTTGACTAGCTCTTTAAGCTGCTCTGAAGTTGGCTCAGGCCAGTCCTTGATTCTTAGATATAAATGGTTTTTATCAATCCATCGTTCGATAGGATGTTTAATCATGATTACCTCTTTTGATATTGCCTGGTTGATTTGATCGCCAAAAAATTGACGCATCTGTTCTGTCACGTTCATAACAATCTCCTCTTTAGTTGTCATTGCAAACAGTAGCACTGTCGTTTCTAACAGTCAAGTCATATTCAATCGACTTTCCTTTGTTTGCTGTGAACTGCAAACTATGATGCGAGTACAGGCCAATCGTGCCTTCCCAGGCACCATGCCTTTGCTTTGCGACAATCAGCTTTTGGTCAAAAGTATTGTTCATGTATTCCAATTGTTTATCGTCTAGGATTGGGAGATGTTTCAAGTTCTCCCGCCTCTTGTCAGCCCAGCAGACAATCAAATTGTCAGCCAGATCCACGATTGCAGAGTTACCCTTCACATCAAACTTACTTGGCACATACTCTTCCCCAGCCGAGTGAGGTTTTCTTACGTGAGAGACAAGGTGTATGTGAGTACCTAGATGTTTTGCAGACCAAGCCAAATTATTGATGAAATCAGATTCACCTTCACGGTTCTCAACTCCTATCCCACATTTAGCCAGAGAGTCCAGGAAGATGTGATTGCACTTGAGTTCAGACCCAACGTAATTCACAAATCCTAAGACTTTTTCAGTAGCTATCGAGTCTAGTTGGTCATAAATCAGGATGTGTTCATCAGCAAAGTCAGTGAAGTCATCGACAAATCCCTTGGATGGCTTGCCATGAGCAATCCCACTGGCCTGAAGACACATTCTCCACAGAGTCTCTGCTGGTTTCATCTCAAGTGATGCTATGGCGATTCTTTTCCCTTGATGTGCAAGATCCAGAGCCACCATGCCAGTTGCCATCGACTTCCTATGTCCGTTCATACCAGCCCAAACGGTAACTTCTGATGGTCTGAGCCTGAAATATTCCTTCACTTTCCCCCAAGGAAGAGTATCACCTGTGACTTCCTCGTCTCCCAGAGCCTTGGCAAGTAGCTCATCCCTCCACTTGCCTGCTGAGTGAATCTCTTGAGCCTCAAGCTCTCCCACTAACTTGATGTAGTCCCTGAGATCAATTTTGTCTGGGATCTTCATAGGATGCGCTCCTCAGTATTATTCTTTTTCTGATTCTTCTTCCAAGTCCTGAGCGCAGCCTTCCAGTCCTTGAGAGGACTGCCATCCTTTAGTTTCCAGCCTCTGACTGCGTAGTAGTCAATGAATCTTTCTGGATCAACATGAAAGTCTATTTGACTTGCATAATTTTCCACCTCCTCACGAGTAGGCCTGCTAATAATATTGGTCTTGGTCTTGGTCTTGGTAATGGTAGCATTGCCTTCGCATTGCGTTCGCATTGCGTTCGCATTATTCCATCGTGACTGAGCAGACTGTCTAGCCTTATGTGATTTATTAAGATATTTATCTATCTCCCTGTTTGCTCTTGAGTTTTCCCAGCCTTCTTTAAGGGTAAAGAATTCATTTAAGATGTTTTGGATCTCAGCCTCATGTCCTTGAAGGCGAGTCAGCCTTGCCAGCTTGTCGATGTCATTGACCAGTGGAACCTCGTGCAGATAGTACAAATCAAGCAATCGCCTGTAGGTTATGTCCTCAAGCGGCGTGAGGTGTGCTGTGTGTGATTGGTAGTCACCAATATGGAAAGGATAAAAGATCATTGCGCCTCCTTTTGGCCTCTTTAAGTGGAATGGAGCGCGGGGAAAAGAGGGAAACCCCTTCAGCCAGTGGATCAGACCAGCCTAGCTCCAAAAATAGTATAACAATTATTTTTCACCATAACTACTTATAGGGAATACAATTTCTTGATCTTTGCTTGTTTTACTACCTCTTTTTGCTTTTCAGACAGCCTTTTGCCAGCCTTCAAGTCACTTTCTGCAAGCTTTAAAACCCATTCCTCAATCGTTTCCTGCTCTTTTTTCTTCACAGACCAGTGTGCTGAGTAGTTTTCAGAATCAGGGAACAAATCGCCCCACCTCAGCCCCAGGGAAGCCAGGATTTCATTTGCACCACAGCCAGCGTAGCAATGAATCAGGACTCTTGAGTCGTCACATTGAGTGATTCTCAGGCTGGGCGATCTGTCATTGTGCGCTGGGCAGATTCCAAGAAAGGTAGACTTTCCTGTTGATCTATAAAATTCAAGTCGATCCAATAGTTTTTGCGCCCGCATGAAATACCTCCTTTTTGCGCTAAATAGGCCAAATTTAGTCCCTAGAATCAATTTTATGAGGTAGGGTAATACCTACCTAAAGGGTAGAAATAAAATCCATTCTAGAGCGTTTTGTTAGCTTTACCCACTTTCCCCACTTTCCCCGCTTTTTTTCTGATTTGCTTGAGGAGTTGCCACATCTCTTCAATCTGTATTGCGCCTTCCTTTAAAAAGTAGGCCTCGTCAGGTTCAAGGTTGGAAGCAATCATTCGCAAAGCTTGCGCCAGCTCCTTTGAATCTTCAAAAATTCCTATTCTGCCAATTAATTCATTCATTCAGTCCACCTTTTCCCTATAAATTTTATCAGCACGCACTATATGTTTAACTTTGTGAATTGCAGTTAAACGATTAGCAAGATGTGCAAGATTGCGTTTACTGTAGCCATATCTTTGAAGGTTTGCTCTAATTTCGCTATCTTCCATTGGCAAAACCTTGACTTGTTCTTTTTGCATTTAATTATAGCCCCTCACATTCAGTCCCCCTTTTCACATCGGGCACAAGTACTTCGGCCCGATCCCCATTGTGCAGCGATAGCGTTAGCAATGCCTTGATACGTGATAGACCGCTTCTTCCATCTTTAACATGTAGGCCACCCATATTCGCCGTTTGATTGTTTATAAATTGTTTGCATTTCTTGACAGAGATCAACTGTAGCTTCTGCCTCTTGCGCGTCCCACTTTCCAGCCAAGGAAACTAGGCAGATTATCGTTAGGATCGCAAAAACGGGCAGTAGGTATGCTATGCCTTCCGCTAAATAAACTGCCGCAAATTGCCGCCGTGTTTTTGATCTTTGCCTTGCCATTATGACTTGCCTTTTCATGTTGCCCCCTACTTTACTGACTGAATTAGTCCGTCTTTCATTATGACATTGGCGAAGAATTCACGCCCCTTGCCAGTTATATGTGGCCTATTGGCACCTGTTAACAGCCCGTCAGGCCTATGCCCGATTCTATTATCCCGATTCTGGGCTATTCTGGGCCACTTATGGCGCAATTCTCCCCTTTCGATCCCCATTGCTCGGCCATTGCGTTTGCGATGCCTTGATATGTAACTGACCGCTTCTTCCATCTGTCCTTCGATGGCGGCATTAAATGGACTTCCGCAACGGCATCGGCCGCAGTCATTGTAGAGGTTGGAGTAAGTGGGTCAAGCCCTTTAGTCCAAAAACAAGTTCGTTTTTTGAAAGGATCGCCGAAATTCCAAGGTTGAATCGTGAAGTCAGGCCCACGTCCAATTATTTCTCTGGCGTACCTATGCATCACTGGGTTTTCGACTGCTACTTTTGACGCATTAGCCCCCAAGCATTCCAAGAAGAAATTTGCTGCGGCTTCCATTTCAGCCCAGAGGTTCCTTTCATGTAGCCAACGCACGCCAGAATTGCAGAGTCTAGTGCATGGTGGGTGAGCTATGACAAGATCCCAAGGCTCACTCAGTAAGCCTCTAACATCACCCTGAATATGTGGCCCGTCATTTGGCAGGAGGTCACAACTTATTGCGTTATGACCTCTTGCGATAAAAGCATCTCGAACACGTCCAGAGAATTCACAAGCAACAAGGACTCTCACGCTGTCACCTTTAGACTGTTTTCGCTAACTTCAACATATAGGGGCCGATTACCGTTGATAATCCTGTCAAGCTGGCCGATTGATAGCGGTATAAATTCCGCAAAGTCATCACCATAAAGCCCTTCATCTTTAAATCCTTGAGCGTAGGCAATATGCTTTGGTATGCCCTTGCTATTAGCTGGCATGAGATATACACCGGCGTCATTTACTAACCAAACACCACGCTGCTCTGACGGCCCCTGACCGTATGGCAACTGGCAGTTATCCTTTAAGGACGTTTTGACAACCGCCCGCAATTCTTTACCGCTAAATGTAAATTTCATGGTTCACCCCCATAGATTAAATTTGTTACTTCGGTTCCGATGGTACAGGGGAGGTGAGGGGTTTCCGTTGTGGGTTTGCCCTCTGATTTCCTCCCCGATGTTCTTTAACAACTAGGCCGTTAAGCTGTGGAAGAATGATTCTGGTTGTTCTTCAACGTCAGCAGTCACACCAGATAGCCACTTGTTGATATGCCTAGTGGTTGTCTGACTGTACCAGTTGGAAGTCCTGACGTACCTCCCAGAGGGTAGCAGTGCTGCCACTGGTGTCTGATATGAGAACAGGATAACGGTTCCCTCTGTTGTAGTTAGTTCGGTTTGATTTGATGCTATTGGTTTAATGTTCATTATGCCGCCTCCTGTAATTCGTTTAAGTAGTTATAACACGCCACGCATAGAGTCCAGTATGCGACCGCTGTTGCGTGTTTGCCTACGTCTGAAAACGTCTGACCCGTATCCTCTAGCATTGCCTCTCCTTCTGTGGTGTTGCACTCAGCGCAGAGTCTAAGCGCCTTGTAGGTGTAGATAACCCACTCGTGGCCGTCTACCGTCTGACTGATCAGCTCCTCAATATCCTGACCTTCATCGGCTTGAGATAGAATCTCGTCCACGATCTCGCGTGCTTCTTGGTTCAGTATGTAGTCATTGATAATAAAGTCATTCATTGTCTTACCCTCCTAAGAATAAATAACGTCCGAATAAAATTCTTTTGCTTCTGGATTGAAACCTATATATGCAGCCGCCTCTATATAATCTGCGAATTGCATAGGCAGAACGGGGGACTTATGGTATCCGTACCTGTGAACCTCGTACAGATAACCATTATCAAAAACTAGGTAAACCCTTACAGTGTCCCCGAAATAACCGTCTGGCCGTGTTGCCGAACCGATATATACCGATCTCATTGTTTAACCCTCTGTAATGGGGGTCGAAGCCCCCAGTGATTGTTATTGATTAGATTCTATCGCCCCGATTAATTCTACTTGCACGTCGTCATAGCCTTCTGCCTTCCAATAACGTGCAGACAATTCCGCGCTCACTTCATCATCAAAATAGTCGGCAACACCTCCCACCCATACCGCATACAATTTCTTTTCATCTTTCATTGTCTTTTCCTCTTTTTTGTTCCTGTCATTGTTGATGACAAGTGTCATCAGGGTTACGGTTGAAAAGCCAACCAGCAGTACCGCTCCTATAACGGTACTAAGTCTGGCTCTCGTCAGTGTGGTTACTCGGAATAAGTGTAATAGCCGTTAGAATGAACCGCATAAATAGCGAAGCTGTAATCCGGTCCGCCGATTATTTCTACCAAGTGAACAATATTAGTGTCGCCGTTAGGGTCTGTTACTTCAATTTGTCCGATGTAGTTGTTCGAGTAATACTTATTCATCTTAATTTCTCCTATTTATTGGTTAGTGTGTTTGTTTAGTTGCTGTCATTGTTGACAGTGATTAAGAGTCTATATAATAAATTCTATCTTGTCTACTGTTCTTTTATACAGTAGTTTATGGTCGTGGATTGGCTTGAGTGGTTAGCGAGTTGCTGTTTAATGGCTACCACAAAACCCCTCACACCATTTGGCCCTACCAATTTGGTCTGACCAATTTGGTCTGACCAATTATCGAGCGATTGTTCGATGGCCAGGAGATATATCGAGCGTTCGTTCGATGGAGGTAGGGTCGATTGAAGGGGCGGGAGGGGGGAGATGGGGTCAGTAATAATTATAGTAGCCCCCCAAACTTGCAAAAGAGCAATTTTAAACCAAGTCCAACTAGCTGATTTAACTAAAGATATTTTAAAAGGTAATTTTTAGGCTGAAATAGCTAATAGAATA